TCCGTTCGAGGTGCCGACCCGGTTCGGCTCGACCGAGCAACTCATGTACCCGGGAGATCCGGCCGGATCCGCCGCGAACGTGATCAATTGCCGGTGCGCACAAACCTACGTTCCGGCTGACGCGGAACAGGGCCCGAGGCCGCAGACGCAGCGCCCGGCAGGCGACGAACGTGCACGGATCCTCGACCGGATCCGGGGCGAACTGCCGACGTTCTCCAACAATCAGGATGGCGCGTTCGATCGCGCGCCGCTTCCGGCCTTGTCGGCGATCTTCAAGGCCGGCGATCTCAAACGCATGATTAAGGATCGCAAGGGCGCGTATGCGGATTTCAATGGCGGGATATCCATGGGCAAGCACACGCCCGGCGGCGAGGACTATCGGCGCGTATTCCGGCACGAATACGGCCATTTCATAGACGACCAGATCGCCAAGGCGCGCCGGGAGCCCGGGCAGTCGAACTTGAGCGCGCGGTTTGCCTCGTGGCGTGCGATCGAGGATCTTGTCGAAGACGGCGACGAGCTACTCGCCCGACGCTCCAAAACCTTTATGGGCGACAAGCAAGCGGCCTCGTCGCTCGCGGCGCGTAACGGCGAGGAATATCTCGACCGTGTCGACGAGCTAGAGGCCGCCTATAACGACCCGGATCAGCTACTCCGCGACCTGATCCCAGAGGTCGAACCGGAGGACGTGTGGCGGCTCTATGGCGGCGCCGCGGCGACGAACCGATCGCCGCAGGCTGCAGCCCGGATCGCCGCCGCATGGGAGCGGCGGGACGTGGGACAGGCGATCTCGGATCTCCCGGGCCGCCTGAGCGGCGAGCGCGTCTCGCATTCAAGCCCGTTCGCCGGGCTACAAGACACCTTCGAGGCGTCCAACGGCGGCAACATCCGGATCATGTTCGGGCACGGCAAGAGCTACTACACTTCGAATAACCGATGGACGGAGGCCGCCGGGCTCGCCGGCCGGTTCGGACGCCGCAAGTTCAACGCCTATGCGACCGGGCAGGCGTTCGCCAACTTCTTCGAGGCTTACGGAGACCCGAACCCGGCGACCTATGCGCTATATCGGCGGCTCTACCCGAGAACGGCGCAGCGGTTCGAGGAAATGCTAGAGGAGTTCGTGAATGGCTGATCCCGACGAAGACCAACGGATCCTTAAAGAGTACGTCGAGCGGTTCGGGCCGATACCGGACATGCGCGCAATGGAGCCCGAGGCAGCGCTCCTCGTGGTCGACAAAGCCCGGGAGGCGCTCGACCGCGGCAGGGCTCTTACTCGCGAAGAGTGGGGCATACCTGACGACATTCCGGATAATGTGACGATCTGATAGACAAGATCTGGCCCGATACGCTATATGTCGTGGCAATCGCACGCTCGGCGTGTATTTTTCGGAGTAAGGATGCCCAAGCCGAACGCAGGAGAAAACCGAGACGAGTTTCTCAGCCGGTGCATGGGAAGCGCAGAGGCGCGGCGTGACTATCCCGACGACGATCAGCGATATGCGGTTTGCGTCAGCATGTGGGAAAACAGGGGTAAGAGCAGCATGACCACAAAGCACCTCGATCTCAGCGTCGAGATTAAGCAAGTGAGCGACGAGGGCGGCTTCGAAGGCTACGCCTCGGCCATGACGCTCGACCGGGGCGGCGACATTGTCGAAATGGGGGCATTCGATCGCTCGCTCGCCCGGCACAAGGCGCGCGGCACCATGCCGAAAATGCTCTGGCAGCATGACCCGGGCAAAGTCGTCGGCGTCTGGACGGACGCCTATCAAGACGACAAGGGCCTGTATGTGAAGGGCCGGTGCATCAAGGCGACGACGCTCGGCCGCGACACGCACGAACTTCTCCGCGCCGGGGCGATCGACAGCATGTCGATCGGCTATGTGACCAAGGAAGCCGAGTTCGACGCCGACGACAGCGGCACCCGCCGGCTAAAGGAGGTCGATCTCTGGGAGATCAGCCTCGTAACCTTTCCAATGAATGAGGATGCTCGCGTCACCGGAGTGAAGCGGGTCGAGAGCGTCCGAGACGTTGAGCGCGTACTCCGAGAAGGGGGCGTGCCCAACGAGTTCGCCAAGCTCGTAGCCTTGCACGGCTTCGAGGGGGCGATGAAGCGAGTGAACGGACACCGGGACGGTGACGACGCTGCGCAGATCAAACAGGCTCTCGACAGGTTGAGGGCCAATCTCAAACGCAACTCGGAGAAATACCATGCGTGAACATGCTGTGATCGGCGGCCGTCGAGGCCGCGTCGCGTTGAACTACGGTCTCCCCGGTCTGCCGCAGCGCGGCCCGGTGTTCGAGAAACCCGACGAGCTTGGCGGGGCGATCGAGCAGATCAACAAGGCAGTCGAGGACGGAAACAAGGCGTTCGAGGAGTTCAAGCAAAAGAACGATGAACGCCTCAAGGAGATCGAGGAGAAAGGTCTCGACGACGTTGTGCGTCGTGACGAACTCGACAAGATCAACGACGCTCTCGACCAGTCGCAGAAGGCGAACGAGCAATTTGCGGCGCGTCTCAAGCGCATGTCCCTCTATGGCAAGACCGCCGACGAAGGCGCCTCGGCCGAGGAGCGCGAGGAAAAGGCGTTCAAGTGGTGGGCCGGCATTCAAGGTTTGCACGGGCGCCGCGTAACTCGCGACGACTTCAACGACGACGCGCAGGAGAAGACGGCCGCATACAAGCGGGCATTCGACAACTACCTGCGGCACAAGGGCGACGACAAGCTCCTCTCTCCCGAGGATCTCAAGGCCCTGAGTGTCGGCTCGGATCCCGATGGCGGTTTCGTCGTCGACGCGGATACGGGCGGCCGGATCGTCGCGCGGATCTTCGAGACTTCGCCCATGCGGCAGTTTGCGTCGATCCAGACCATCGGCACGGACGCGCTTGAAGGTCTGCACGACAGCGACGAAGCCTCGTTCGGCTGGGTCGAGGAAACGGGCGCGCGCTCGGAAACCGACACGCCGAAGCTCGAAAAGTGGCGCATCCCGGTTCACGAGATGTACGCCAAGCCGTCGGCAACCCAGAAGCTCCTCGACGACGCGTCGATCAATATGGAGCAATGGCTGCAGCAGAAGGTAACGGACAAGTTCGCACGTGCTGAAAACGCGGCGTTCGTTGTGGGTTCGGGCGTCGATCGCCCGCGTGGGTTCACGACCTACCCTGACCGTGCCTCGGCCGACGTGTTCGAGATTGGCGCAATCGAGCAGTTCGACACCGGCGCGAACGGCGACTTTGCCTCCGCGCCGAACGGTGGCGACGTGCTGATCGATGCTCTCTACGGGCTCAAGGCGCAGTACCGGGCAAATGCCTCATGGTTCATGAACCGCAAGACCACGTCGGCCGTGCGGCAACTCAAGGACAGCGACGGCGCCTATATCTGGGTTCCGGGTATCGCCGCAGGTCAGCCTGCGACGCTCCTCGGCTACCCGGTGGCTTCGTTCGAGGACATGGCCGACTATACGACCACGGGCGCGCTCGCGATCGCGGTCGGCGACATGCGGGAAGCCTACCAGATCGTCGATCGCATCGGCGTTCGGGTTCTGCGCGACCCCTACTCGAACAAGCCCTATGTCGAGTTCTACTCGACGAAGCGGGTCGGCGGCGACGTGGTCAACTTCGAGGCGATCAAGCTGATCGCGTTCCAGTCGTAACATGGGAGGCCCGGGGCGACCCGGGCCGCCTTCCACGAAACGCGATGAAACAGGAGGTTTGACCCATGTATCGCGATCTCAACTCTAACGTCGACGTGCAAGAAAGCATCCGGCCGCAGACTGCGGACGGAGCCGTTGACGGCGAAACCGTCGACCTGCGCGGCGCCGACAGCGCGATCGTCGCCGTGTCGGTCGGCGCGATCACCGGAACGGCCGGCGACGCAACCGTGACGCTCGAAGAGAGCGCAGACGGCACGACGTGGTCGGACGTGGCCGACGCCGATATCCTCGGCGACGAGCCGACCCTCGCGGCGAATACCGCATATCAGTTCGGCTACATCGGCGGCGAACGGTACATCCGCGCGACCTTCGCGCTCGGCAACGAAACCGACGTGGCCGTGTCGGCGACCGTGATCCGGGGGCATCTGCACAAGGCACCTTCGGATCAGGCAAACTCGGCGCCGACTTACACCGGCACCTGATTTCACTCACGGAACGGGGCGGCCTACGGGCCGCCTCGACCTTCCAGCCATAGGAGAGAGCCGATATGGCACGATCGACAAAGACTGCACGCCTCCTCGTTCGCTACGGCAAGCACAACGTCGGCGAGACGATCCGGGGCGACCTTGCGGCGAAGCTGATCGCCGACGGCATGGCGACCGACGTTACGCCCAAGCCGAAAAAGAAGACCGCTCCCAAGACGAAGAATGCGGGCGCGGCACCGGAAAACAAGGGTTTCGACCCGGAGGGATAACGCATGGCGCTTCGCCGGGCTCGACACATCCACGACTATCGCGGAAACCGGCTGCAGTCGGCGCCGGATAACGAGCCGATTACGCTCGACGAACTCAAGACGCACCTACGGATCACGGGATCCGACGAGGACGCCTATCTCCCCG